CTAGGGTATCTGCTACTTTAAAAACATTTTCTCTGAACTTATCATCACTCTGCCAACCACCCATACGAAATGGAATAATAGTTAATAGATGACCAGTTTCATCCTCAAAAAATGGCTTATCTATTGTTTTAACCCATATCTCTGCATCTGCGTATTCTGTGTCTGGAATAATGATACCCATGATGATTCTCCTTTTCTACTGTTCCTGTTTAAGACTGTACGGAATAAATCTTTCTCCGTCAAGTGCCTTTAGTTCAAATTCGCAAGTTTCTTGCAGGTGTTCAGCACGTAGCATAGCAGCTACACGACCATACTTACGACCAACCCATAGGGGTGTAATGGAATGGTCTTTGTGTAAGATAGATATGATATAGTGGTTAGTCATCGTATCCATGATCTTTTTCTCCATACGGTTTTTCATTGTAGCCTTCCATGTATGCTTCTAATAGATATACGTCTGAGGTGTTTGGGTTAGGACGACGACCATAATAAGCATTGATCGCCCCACGTTCATATTCTGCTCCTATTTTGTCTTGGTACATTGCGTTTACTTTACCCATTATGATTCTCCTTTCTGATAACGAACAGATGCCCTTTGGCATCTTCTATTTGCCATGCGTTAAACAGTTGATCATAGTCATCCTCTGGGTGGGCTACATATACTTTGAACCCTTCTGCTAATGCATGAAGTGCAAACTCATCATTATATGTAGTATGTTCAAATACCATTACATCTTTCTCCGTTCTAAAGTACCATTGTCCATCTTCACCTACGTATGGGTCGCCTACTTTCATGTGTACCTCCTAATTTCCACTGCGGGGGTGATTCGTAAGTAGATTACTAATTTCCACTGGAGGGGTCAACCCTAATTTCCACTGGAGGGGTATGTCCTTATTTCCACTGGAGGGGGTACTACCCAAAATTCCAGTCGTATACCCAAATTTGCCCGAATCAATACAAAAGGGTAGGTTCGCTATACCAAAGGATAGGTCAATAGTACGAAAGTATAGGTTGACAGGATATTTAGTATATATACCGATTCGGGTAGTGATTCGTATATCCAAATTTGCTGTCAATGGCACAAAAGGATAGTTGACAAGGGAATCAGGATAGTGTGGCTGAAATACAACGATTCGCAAGTATTTTTCGCTTGACTCGTGAATCCGATTGACGGACGACAGCGAATCAGATAACCGCACGACCGAATCAGTCATTCCCGACAAAAAGAGTCGGCTATGCATTTTTTGCATAGGTGATATGCATTTTGTGCAATACACTTTTAAGGCGACTCCGACTGATTCGTAGATAACCCCAGATCAAACACTGATTCTAGGTCTGGAGTCAATAGGGTCTGAGAGGCTCTAAAACGGCCCTCAGAGTGCCGAAAGCCTTTTCGGGTACCCTAGGTCATAAAAAACGCTTTACCCCAAAAATCGACCCATTGTATAGCCTCTATATACCAAAGGATAGGTTTTATATACTTTAGGATAGGTTTACAGGTCTGGCGAATCAGGCTAAATTGATTCCATCGAAACGACAAAACAAGGAGTCAAAAATGTCAGTAGATATTAAAGAACAGTTGTCACATATTTTAGACACTCAGCGTAATCAAATGTGGACAATGATTGAAGCACTACCGAATCGCCAGTATAAGACTCAAGCGAGTCAGGATTTAGATTTAATCGAATTGTCAAGAAGAATTGAAGCCTACCTTGCAACAAAAAAGGCAATGCAAAAAGCATAAAATAACGCTTGACCCTAGCTAACGAATCGGCTAGGGTCTAATTATCGAAAGAAACAAGGAGTCGATACAATGGAAAAACTAGTTCAAGCATGGATTGAGTCACCAACTGAAAAGAACGCAATGCGCATTTTTAACCACGCCAAAAAGTATCCGTTTTCAGTTATTATGGTTAATTGGCCCTTATATAAAGAAATGAATGAGGCACTAGAATCCCTTAAATAAGGGCTTGACCCTAGCCAACGAATCGGTTAGGGTCTACCTATAACAACAAACAATGGAGTCAAACCTATGAAAAACCTTTTAATCCAAACCGCAGCCTTTTTGATCTGGTGTTTCACCTTAGTGGTCGTATGTTTTGCGCCTTTTGTCTTTGATGGTGCCGAGGCAATCGCCGCCATGTTGTGCGCTACTGTTGCGGCGTTTAGCGTCCTAACGATTGTATTTTGGGAGTCGCTTTAGGGGTTGACCATACCCACGAATCACCGTATATATAACATATCAACACAGACAAAAGGAACAAAACAATGATCAACGACTTTTCACTAACAGAATACTGCAACTCAATCGCAGATGATATTTTCGCAGATGCACCCACATTTGATGACGCTATGGACTGGGCAACAGAGTCCGCAGATGGTAGCGAATACGTTATCTATTACGCTAAAGCACACGACTTGTGCCGCAACTGTGATACGACACAGGGTGAAGAGTTCGTAGCTGAGTGCTTCAGTGATACCCCCATGTCATATGACGACATGGCTTGTCGTATCGCCTACGGTGAGATTTACAACCGCATACAGGCTAGACTCTGGGCAATGAATGAAGAGCAAGCCGCTTAATCTTTCACATAAGTTGACTCCCTAACTGGTCGGCCCTTGGGTCGGCCCTTTTTTGTTCCCGACTCAACTAGTTGGGTATTATTTGAACGCTTGTTCAATACCTATAATTTGAACGCTTGTTCAATTAAACGATTCGTAGAGACCTGCCGATTCGCCCTAAGTGTCAAGCAAAAATGTTTGTCAACCCCTAATTTTATACCAAAGTGTTGCAAAAATGTTACACATTACCCCAAAGTATACCTAAGCTATACCAAAGTATAGTCCAATGGGGCCCCTTGGGATTATCCACCTATCCTTTCGGGTGGTGGTGTATACCCCTACATCTACAACATAAGAAAATTAGTTCAGGTGTGACCAAATGTCACATATACCAAATAGTCACAAAGTTGTAACAAATATTGACAACATCGGCTACCTTCTTAAGAATCACCTACAAAACGACAAAAAAGATTCGTTAGAAAACAACAGTTTATAAAAAAGTTTAAATTTGTGGTAGCAAAACCACGAAAAAAGTACATATATATAAGTGAAGACACTATACTTAAGTATATACATAAGATACTTTCTTATAGTTTAATATACTATCTAGTTTATATATACTTAATAGTTAGATTACTTAAGTTATATACATAAGTATGTTTTGTCGTTCTCACTCAACCAAGACGTAACTTTCCAAGTTGGTTAAGCAGAGTATGGTTTTGCCGATGGGTGAGGACTACTAAATATACTTTTATCCTTGTCGTGATACAAATGATCCCAGCAATCCCATATAGTGAAGTTATAGCCAAGAAGGTTAAAGAGGGCATACGTAATGGTGTGTCTGTTAAAGATATCCTTGCGTCTATTCAGAAGTACCAGAATGCTCCTAGCAGTACGGCTACCTTCTATAAGTTATATGGACAGGATATAGCTGACACTAAAGCTGCTATAGTTGGACAAGTAGGTTCTGTCGTTATACAACAGGCATTAGAAGGAGACTTTAAGTCTCAAGAACTATTCCTACGTAGTAAAGGTGGATGGTCACCAACATCTACAGTAAACGAGCAAGAGCTATCAGAAGACCCTGACACTGATGAATCTGCTATTGACTCCCTAATTACCCTCTTAGGAAAGAAATCCCCCGATGCAACCTCAGACGAAGATAACGGCTGACGTATTACGTAGTCTTCCTGATGAGGAAGTAGCTGCTATCTTAAAAGAGCTAGGCCCAAAGAAAGCGGAAGAGCTAAGACATGATTGGGGATTTTGGGCTAGACCTGAGCAACTGGAGCCTGAAGGTACATGGAACACATGGGTCGCCTTGGCAGGACGTGGTTGGGGTAAGACTAGAGCAGGTGCAGAGTGGGTTCGCCATCGGATTAGAAGCGGTGACAAGATTGTACACTGTGTCGCCCCTACCAAAGGTGATGTCAGACGAGTTATGGTTGAAGGTGACTCTGGCCTTCTGAATGTATGTTGGAGTGGTGATGAGACGTATCGTGGTAAACACATTGGTTATCCTGTTTGGTCTCCCACAAACAATAGCTTAACATGGGAGAATGGTGCTAAGGCGGTATTCTTCTCAGCAGAAGACCCAGAACGTCTTCGTGGACCACAGGCTTACAGTGCATGGTGTGATGAGCTTTGTGCTTGGCGTAATGCACAAGACACTTGGGACATGATGATGTTTGGTCTACGTCTAGGTAAACACCCTAAAGTGTTTGTGACTACTACCCCCAAGACTACAAAACTAATAAGAACAATCCTAGACGATGAAAAGACGACGATCAGTACAGGCAGTACGTATGATAATGCTGCTAATCTTGCTGACACTTTCCTTGATGCAGTCCGCAAAACCTATGAAGGTACACGTCTTGGTCGCCAAGAACTTTATGCCGAAATACTTGACGAAGCATCGGGTGCTTTATGGAACAGAACTCTCTTAGCTAAATGCGAGATTGAGAAAGACGAAGTACCACAACTTAGTCGTATTGTCGTATCTATTGACCCTGCTATTACTTCTAATGCAGAATCAGACATGACTGGTATTGTCGTAGCAGGGATTGACGTAAACGGAACAGCCTATGTGTTAGAAGACCATACTGGTCGTTATACACCTCAACAATGGGCATCCAAAGCAATACAGTTATATCACGATCACATGGCTGATCGTATTGTAGCTGAACGTAACCAAGGTGGTGATATGGTACGCCATACACTACACACAGAGGATGAAACAGTTCCTATAAAGCTCGTCCACGCTTCTAGAGGGAAGATGGCACGGGCTGAACCTGTATCTGCACTATACGAACAAAGTAAAGTAAAGCATGTGCGGGGATTAAATGATTTAGAAGATCAGATGGTACAGTGGGAACCTTTAGGGTCGATAGGCTCACCAGACCGTCTTGATGCTTTAGTTTGGGCTTTAACCGACCTCTCACTTAACGGATACGCAAAACCACAACTAAAACTAGCGTACTCCAGTGCCAAGGGTTTAATTTGACTCTTAAGTTATATTAAACCTAGATAGTAGGTATAAAAAGAATCATGGCAAAGAAACTTTCAGAAACGGAAGCAACCCAGATACTAGGGATTGCAGGTGACAATACACATAACGGTCAAATCCGTGCAGATGAGTTTCTACCAGAGCTTCGTGGCAAACGTGCTATCCGTAAGTATCGTGAGATGCGAGATAACGACAGTACTATTGGTGCTGTTATGTATGCGACAGAGCAAGTCCTACGTGATGTAGACATTAAGGTTATGCCAGCAAACGATAGTGCTGAAGCTCAACGTGAAGCTGACTTTGTAAAGACTATCTTTGAGGATATGGATCACACTCTAGATGATCACATCTCAGAGGCTTTGTCGTCCCTAACATATGGCTTTGCTTGGTTTGAGGTGGTATATAAGCGTAGAGGTAGCCCAACCAGTCGTTCAGACAAGTCACGGTCTAAGTTTACTGATGGACGTATTGGTGTACGTAAGATTGCTTCTCGTGCGCCTTGGACGATTTCTAAGTTTGATGTAGACCAGAAGACTGGCGATGTCTTAGGTGTTCACCAAGAAGGGTCAGGGTTTAACAATACTAGCTATATTCCTACTCGTAAGTCTTTATATTATCGCACTACAGCTATTAACAACGATCCTTCTGGTCGTTCTATACTTCGCAATGCGTACACTTCTTACGAATACCTTAACAATTTACAGAGCATCGAAGCTATCGCAGTTGAACGTGAACTTGCAGGTATTCCTGTGGCTCGTATTCCTGCTGAGTACCTTAGTCCTGATGCTACTTCCGCACAGTCTGGGTTTGTCGGAAACCTGCAGCAGATACTCAGAGATGTTAAGTTTAACGAGCAAGGATATATTATCCTGCCCTCCGACACCTATCCCGATAAAGACGGAAGTCCTACCTCCAATAGGCTCGTAGATGTTGAGCTAATGGCATCTAATGGTAAACGTAACATTGAGATTGATCCGATTGTTAAGCGTTACCAACATGACATTGCTCGTTCAGTCCTTTCAGAGTTTCTTATGCTTGGTGGTGGCAACACTGGTTCCTATGCACTATCCAAGTCTAAGACAGACCTGTTCCTTCGTGCGCTTGAGAGTTACATCCAAGCCATAGTCGATGTTCTCAACAAACAGTTGGTAGAACGCCTATGGGAGTTGAACGGTCTGAACTATGATCTCATGCCAACAGTAGTTGCTGGTGATGTTGCTCCACACGATCTACGTGAGATTGCAGCCTTCTTGAGAAACTTGAATGGTGCAGACATCAACGTAAGTGATCATCCAGAGGTTATCCAAGACTTGATGGATATTGCTGAACTAAGATATGAACAAAAAGAAGAAGTAGAACAAGAGGAAGAAGATGGCAACGCTGAATGATAGAGTATTTGATAATGGCTTGTCTGTCCTCGACACTGAAGCTAACCGTATTGACCTAACCTCACAAGAGGCAACAACTTACACAGAGGCAACCGCAACTTATAGTTTAGGCAACTCAACAAGCCTCTCTATTGCTTCCCCCTCTGATCGTGCAGGTGGTGGACGAGAGGTTGTCGTAGCAGCTATATCTGACGGTTCAATCACAGGGGATGGTACAACAACGCACTATGCTATTGTTGATACGGTAAACTCTCGATTATTAGCAACTGGTGAATTAACAGAAAGCCAAGTTGTTTCGACTGGTAACACATTTACTCTAGGGTCATTTACTATCGGTATTCCTGACCCTGCATAATAAAGGTCATGTCCCATGACACGCAGGGTATTACAGGAAAATAATGATTTAATACTTACAGAAGCCAGTGACAATCTGGCACTGAATGTTCCTGACTTTAATAGGATATTACAAGAGAATGGTTACTCACTTCTAACAGAAGCAAGTGAGATAATCATAAATGACAATTTTGTCACTGCTATTGATACTGTCACAGGAAACCCTGTTGTACAGACCACAACGATAGATCAGGGACACACTTTATTAGCTGATAATCTGGTAACTGGTAATCCAGTCTTACAGACAACAGCAATAGCTCAAGACCACGATTTAGTCTTAGATAATATTACCACTGGTTCTGTCGTTATACAAACAACGGCAATTAATCAGGACCATCAATTATCTGGTACTGTTGTTGTCACAGGAAGCCCTGTACTACAAACAACAGCTATTGAACAAGACCACAACCTAGTTCTTGATAGTATTACCACTGGTGTTGTGAATGTAGCTCAAGTAGCTCTAACACAAGATCACGATTTAGAGCCAATAGGTTTCGTTACAGGGTCTCCTGTAGTTCCTATAGCAAATATGGATGAAGAGGAGACAGTAGAAGCTCCTTCGTTCATCACTGGCGCACCAGTCTTAGGTTCACCTGAACTCAAACTTAACGACTTCACGGCCTACAACATTACAACTGGTCGTCCAGTACTTGGTAAAACCTACGACCCACTCAACACAACACTTAAAGAAATCAAGGAAATCGAAGATATGTTTGGTGGTTGGCAAAGACGTGCATATGAAGTCCCTGATGGACGACTTGTACAAGCTGAACGTGAGATATATCGTACCTTTGGTGAACAAGTTTCTGTTGATAAGAAAGCCAAGTCTCTTATTAAGTTTGGTAAGTCTGCAGAGATGTCTGTCGATACTTTACAGACAGTTTGGACTGTCGGTGGGCATGAAACTTACGTACCAGCAGACACTATCACTCATATTTCTTCGTCGTCCCCCTCTGACACCCAAGAGATATTACTAGAATGTCATACTGTAGAAGGAACTGGAACTGATAGTAAGTTTAGCTTCTTGACACAGGTAGTCACTCTTGATGGTCAGAATAAAGTTGCTCTTAATGTTCCAGTGGCTCGTGTATCTCAAGCGTATAATAACAATGGTACAGAGCTACAAGGTCGTGTTACAGTTTATGAAGATACAGCAATCGTTGGTGGTGTCCCAAGTGATGCAAGTAAGATACATATAGACATTCCAGCAGGTTTACAGTCTTCACTTAAAGCAGCTACAACCTTTAGTGATAAAGACTACTATATTCTCACTGGTGGGTTTGGCTCCGTGTCAATCAAGCAAGACGCTGCTGCTGATTTTTATCTAGAAGTTAGAGATGCAGGTAAAGTCTTCAGACAGGTTGCAGCTATTTCAGCCTCATCAGGTGGACCTTGGAATGTAGAACTAGACCCTGCAGTTATTATACCTAAGAATGCTGATGTTCGTATCACTGCAGAGACTTCAACAAACAACGCTGTTGTATATGGCGTATTTAAAGGTTACTTAGCAAAGGTTATCTAGATGCCTAAGACAGCACTAAAGAACAAGATGGAAGCCCACAACAAGAAGTCTAAGCATAAAGTTACTATGCGTATGCTAGAGGCTGTTTATGATCGTGGTGTTGGTGCTTACCGTACAAACCCTGCTAGTGTTCGTCCTAACGTCAAGTCACCTGAACAGTGGGCTATGGCTCGTGTTAACAGCTTCCTGCGTATTGTAAGTGGTTCTAAGTCTGCTAATCATGATAAAGACTTGTTACCCTCATCTCATCCCTCGTCATCTAAGAAGAAGATGCTAAAGGCACAATATGCGAATGACGTATTCACAACAGAGATGGAAGCACGTAGTCGTTCTATGGATATGGGATTAGGTGGTACAATTCACGTACATGAATACAATGGTCAGGCAGTCTACATGCCAGCTATTAATCACGACGAATATTTGGACTATTATGAAGACCTAGCAGAACGCAATGCAGAGCTTGCAGGGGTAGACTACCCAGAAGAGGAAGAAGGCCACTCAGTGGACCGCTTAGAGGCTCTCAGGGTCATCGTACAAGAGATTATGAAAGAAGAATTTGCCAAGGCTGAATACCAAGGCGAAAAAGTAACTTTAAACAAGCCTCGCCGTATTCAAGGTGGTAACAAAAAGTTTGAAGTGTTCGTGCAAGATGGCGACAAGGTAAAACGAGTTACCTTCGGTGACCCTAATATGGAAATTCGTAGGGATAACCCAAAGGCTCGTGCTAATTTCCGTAGTCGTCATTCGTGTGATACTGCAACAGACAAAACCTCTGCTCGTTACTGGTCTTGTCGTATGTGGGAAGGAGGCACTAGCGTGTCTGAACTAACAAAATCAGTTGAGGGACAAATCCTCAAGGCTGATGAAGAACAACGCATGGTCTATGGTTGGGCCTCTGTAGTAACCGAAAAGGGTGAAGCAGTAGTTGACCGCCAAGGCGATGTAATAGAACCTGACACATTAGTACGTGCTGTAAATAAGTTTATGGAGCATGTTCGTGTAGGTAAAGAGATGCACAAAGGGGATCAGATTGGGGCGGTTATCCACTCCATGCCAGTCACTAAGGAGATTGGTGAATCCCTTGGCATACAGAGTGACCGTGAAGGTTGGATCGTAGCGTTTAAAGTATATAACGATGACGTTTGGGCCAAGGTCAAATCTGGTGAGTTAGCGGCCTTCTCTATTGGGGGTCGTGCAATCAAGGAGGACTATGATGCCTAACCTTTTGAAACAGCTTGAACTGGATGAACTATCCTTAGTGGATCGTCCTGCCAATGCACAGGCAATGGTCTCCTTGTTCAAGCGTGATGATTCCAATGGAGATAACATGGAACAAGAAGTAGATAAAATGTCAGACGACCTAAAGGCAAAGCTAAAGCCTTACATGGACAAAGGCATGACTGAAGATGAAGCTATGAAGGCTTACGAAGCAGAAATGAAAAAGTCTGAAGCAGTAGAAATCGACGAGCTTGACATCGTTAAAGCTGAGAACGATGCTCTTAAAATTCAGAATGAAGACCTTCGTAAGGCTCTTATTGAGAATGGCTTTATTATTAAGTCTGATTCAATCGAAAAGAAAGTTGAACCAGAGTACATTGAGTACGAAGGGGAACAAATCAATAAAGCAGATGTACCTGCGGTTATTCTAAAAGCACTAGAAGAAGCTGAACTAGCTAAAGCTGATGCGGAACTAACTAAACGTGCAACAACTGCTCTACCACATTTTGCAGAAGACGTTGCTAAGTCTTTGGTTGCAGAGTTTGGTGAAGTAGAAGCTGTAATGGAAGCCTTGAAAGCTGCAGATGCGACATTCGCAGAAAGCATGGAAGAGGTAGGAAAGTCAGACGCAGATGGCGAGTTCTCAACTGCTACTGACAAAATGGAATCTCTTGTCAAAGCCTATATGGAAGAGAACAAGATGAAAAAGGGTGACTACGCCAAAGCATACGCTGCCGTAGCTAAAACCGACGAAGGTAAAGCCCTAATCAACAAAAGCTATAAAGGGGAATAATTATGGCTGTAATGCAATCCCGTGATACACGGACATTCATTGCTGGCGAAGACCTATCGTCGGCACAATTTAAATTCGTAACACTAGAGTCAGATGGTCAAGTAGACCTAGCTGACGCTGCTGGTGAAAACGCAATCGGCGTTCTTTTGAACGATCCTGCATCAGGTGAGGCAGCGACAGTTGCTGTATCTGGTAAGGTCATGGTAACTTCTGGTGGCACTATTGCTGCTGGCGCACAAATTCAAACAGATGCTTCTGGTGATGCTTTAACAGCAGCAGCAGGTGATGTCGTTCTAGGTTATGCTTTGGAAGCAGCGGTTGATGGTCAAGTATTTGCCATTGAGTTGATCCAAGGCGGCAACGTAGTACCATCGTAACCAGCAATAGGAAGGATATAGAACAATGCCATTGCTAACACCAAATTCGGTACATATCGATCAGCCGTTGACTAACCTCACAATCGCTTATGTACAAGACCAAGCTAACTTTATCGCTGATAAGGTTTTCCCAACAGTAGGCGTAGACAAACAGTCTGACAAATACTACATCTATGACCGTGACAACATGAACCGTACAGGTGACGTGAAGGCTCTTGCGCCTCGCACAGAAGTCAACCGTATCGGTATGTCACTATCAAACTCTTCATTCTATGCAGATGTCTACGGACTAGGCATGGACTTCGACCAGCAAACTCTTGCTAACGAAGATGCGGCACTAGACATCCGTGCAGCAGGTGCGCAGACACTAACAAACCGTCTGTTGATCCATCGTGAAGAGCAGTTCGCAACCAACTTCTTTGCCACAGGTATCTGGGGTACAGAATACACAGGTGTTGCTAACGCAGACAACGACACAGCAGCAGAGGTCACACAGTGGTCTGACTACACAAACTCAACACCAATCGTTGACGTAACAACTGCTCGTCGTTCAATGCAACTAGCTTCAGGCGGCTTCAAGCCAAACACAATGGTTGTTGGTAAAGAAGTACGTGACATCCTAATCAACCACCCAGACATCCTAGCACGTCTGAACGGTGGTGCAACTGTCACAAACACTGCACTTATCACTAACGCTA